TCGTTGGTATAATACCTTGCTTTATAACTGTTCAATTTGTTTCTCATTTTATACCATTTAACATCTTGTAATTTAGCAATTCTTGGTATTGTTTACCCGAAAGGGTGTAGGTAGTTTCACACATTTTGCATCTCATATTGAAACGCATTACCCCTGTTGTGGTTGTATATCTCTTGCGCATTCTAACGTGAGCAGTACCACACTCCGGGCAGGTAAACTTGTTGCCATCCCATAAAGCTCCATAATGCGTCTTAGCTTTCGTAATCTTTCGCAGCTTGTTAAATACGCCCTCCAAAATCATTACATCATTCTCGCAATACTCAACCATCTTCTTTAAAGCAGATTGGTCATTGTCCAAGCACACCGACTTCCATAAATCGAATCCTCCTGTATCTGTTTTCCCTCCTATGTCAAAGTATCCTGCAAGGTAGTCTAACTTGTTACTGTTCATATACAGGGTAGACCTTGCCATCTTCAACGTGTCGATAGTTCTATAATTTACATCTGTTTCGATACCATGATACAAGCATCTTGATTTAATCCACTTGATGTCGAACCTATCGCCATTGTGGGCAACCAATTCGTCTGCCTCTCCGATTACCTTAACGAACTTTTTTAATAGAGCTTTATCGCATTGCCGTTTCCCCCAATCTAAAGAATGTACCTCGTATTCGTCTTCCCACTTATAACTGATGCAAATGATTTGCCTTTCTTTGATTATCTGATTAGGTCGGATTATTTTATTGTAACCGCAGGAGAAATCTGCGATAATATTAAAGGATGTTTCAATGTCGTAAAATAACCGCTTTCGCTTCATTAATACTTTCTCTTGTGATACTTCTCAATAGTTCTTGCGCCAAAGTAAGCGGAGTTTACTGCCAATGCAAGAATTTCAAACACCCGGATATAAACCGAATCAATGACAATACCACAAGCATCCATTACAACCAATACAGTAAGCAATACCCAAGTATATGCAAGGATTGATGGTCGAATAAGTTTAGGCAATTGTAACTCCTGCTCGTTATCGCTCTGCCATCGTTTCGTTAATTCCTTTTGCTCATCTATCTCCAACTGCAACAACCTCTGCGCCTCCTCTTTATCTGCCGGAGAAAGGTCGTTACTCCCTGCAATTGCCTCGCCAATCTTATTCAATCCCCCGATGTTGAATACATCGCCAACGGTTGACACCGCTCCCCCTAATATATCGGGAGCTTTCTCCTTTAGGAATACACCAACGGCAGTATCCTTAAACGGCTTTCGATTCGCTTTGCGCTCTGCCCTCTTTTGTTGCCTCTCCTCCTTGCTCATGGATTCACAATTTTATATTGCGTCAATCCTGTTAATCTGCAATCTAAATGCAACCAAGTAGGAGTATGCTCAATGTTCTCAATTGTGGTTAATCCGAGATTGAAATACTTATCTTGATTGTGTAACAAGAAATCATACGCCTCCTGTACTTCCATCCCGATAAACTTACAGTCGATTGCTCTGCCGTATTTATGTTGGCTATACTTTGCGCCAACCTTACTGCCCAATGTACGCAACCCGGAGGATTTATAGCCGCCTCCTGTTTCGTAATTATTGATTACAATGGGGACACCTAAATCATTGCGCAGCTCTTGAGCAATAGTTACTATTCTGTGGTCAATAAACCACAAAGCATTTTGTCCAAACTTCCGCATATAATCGGGATGGATAAACTCGTCTAAATAAAAGTTATCAGTTATCTTATATCGCATTATCCAAACATTGATTTAATAAACGTAGAGATACTAACGGCTGCCGTTCCTATAACTCCCCATTTAAACTTATTGAGCTCCTTTACATCTTTCTCAACGGCAGTTAATCGCTTGTCCTTTGTTTTCAAACGCTCCTCAATAACTGCCAATGATGTATTCATGCTGCTCTGATTCTCAAGTATTTTATCAATCTTATCCTCCATTACGCTTTGGGTATTTCGCAGATATTCAAGTTTATCGGTTGTCTTATTGTAATGTCAAATACCCACCCTACCAAGTTGTCAGAGAAACGCTCCGTAAAGGATAGGCCGGTTGATGTGCCGCTATCAAAGATGCGGACAGAGTTGCCCTTGAATTGAGGATTGATTGTAAGGTAAGCGAGTAAATCTTGGTAGATGAGGAGCATATTGGATTTGATTTGGTTCTCTATCAATGCCTCGCCATCCTTGTCAAACTGTATATCACATACAATAACTTGAAAGGAGTAATCCAACTCGCCATCTGTGAACGTTGCTCCTGCATCGACAATCCAAAGCAAAGGATAATTCTTGTAATCGAATGAGCCATCCCCAAGTTTGGTATTTTCAACTACCTCCCAAAAGTCCCCATTGCCAAAGTGATTAATCTCATAATGGTCATTAGCGAATTGCTCGAAAATATCCATCATTTGGAGATACGTGATATGATTAGTCTTTATCGCCATACTTCTGCTTGAAATACTTTATCAATTCTTTCTCTGCCTTACCCCATTTCCATTTATTCGGCTTGGGTTTATCTTCTTTTATTTTCCCAATATTCCGCATCTTTCTTGGTATAATAGTTTCCTTTAGCATTACCTAAGTACATCCCTGTTTTAGCAGCAGACCTAACCGGAGCAATCTCCCCTCCCTCATCACTTTCGCAATACTCCGGGAATAGGTTGGAATTGCAAACCAAATAATCAACTAATTTAATTCCGTAAAAATTTGCTTTGCGCTCTGCTTTCTCCATCAGAAAATTAAGCTCGTTGAATGATACGCTTGTGGCATTCTCGGAGTTTTTAGTTGATACTCCTTTGTTGCGATTCTTGTAGTTATTCATATAGAACAAATCGTGCTCAACCCACTTTAACAATGTGATAACCACGTAGTCATTCATCAGAGTTAAATAATCCCCTGTTAATGTTCCTCCGATTATCTTGTTCTTTAATGCTTCGTATAACCTCGTACCGAGTAATGGCTCTATGTACATCGCTTGGGCATCGGCAATAGTTGCTGCCAATACCTTGTCTCCTACTTGGTCGGATGTAACTGTATTGCTCTTGTAGTAGTCGGTTGTTATAAATAATACTTTCGCCATTCTCTTACTGTTGTTTACGTCTTACAATTGTTTGCTGCCAAATGTGTCTGCACCAAGGAGTTGTTCGCCCTGTACGTGGATTGTTATAATAACCTCCCCGATATTGAAAGACGTCTAATCCCATGCCGTTATTTAATGAATCTATTTCATCTCTCTCGTACAGTTTTCTCTGCGCCATTAATCTAATACAGAAATCCCTTGACCTTGTTTTTAAAGGAGGAGCATCAGAGCGCAGGGCATACCGATAAACAACCATCAACGTCGGCTCTATATCCTCAACCTCAATAGTATCTATACCATCGGGAGTAACTTCCCTGCGTATCAATCCATCAGTCTCACTTGTTGCAATTGCTCCTGTGCTTTCCAATTTTGACAAGCTCTGCGCAACTTCATCCTCTGTTATTTTCAATGCTCTTGCAATGTCTGTAGTTGAGGCATCGGGATTGTTTTGTAACTGTTGCAATACTGCTAAATCCGTTGTGCTTAATCCGGGAATAGCTGCGAATTTATGTAACTCCGCTTTCGCCTTGTCATCCTCAATTAAGAACTCCTCAATGTTCGTACATTCCAATTCCTTAAAAGATACAATCTCAAAGTCATCCTCATTATAACCGCAATTGCTGAAATGCTCCAAGATAGCTGCCTCAACATCTTTATCCTCATTGAAATCAGTTGTCGTTGTTGTGGTTGTTCTTGTTACCTCCGATACTTCGGGCAATCCTACTAATGCTCTTATCTCTGCAATGGTCATATTGTCAAGCACCTTAGTTGCAACCAATGGAGATATTAACCCGATTGCATCAGCAACAGGATTAGTAGTTGCTCCCTCAAGCTCATCCATACCAATCATTTCCCTTATCTCCTCTTGCGTCAAATTAGCAACCATTGTAGCATTATCAATCTGCGCTTTGACAGGTTCTAATGGTTTAATCTCAAGGATGCCGGGAACACCATTGACCAACAGAATAGAGTTAAATAAATCCTCTTTACTCTCCTGCTTTGGAGTAACGTATCTATGTTGGAAACTACTGTGAGCCACTCGCATTTCATCGGCATTATTTGAGAATCCTGTTCCCTCCGATGCCCAACCAAAAAGAATAGGATTAATTACCCTATGTCCAATGGTCAATGCGGAATCAATGCGCTCCTCTAATATCTGATACTGCTTGTCCAGATTGTTTGGAGTAATTGGAGTAATCTCTGCGCTCCTGTCCTTGCTATCCGAGAAGTTGAGTATAAACTTTCCTGCGTTGTCAGTCCCTGCGAATTTCTCCGCAATCTGTCTCTCCAACAATTCTGCCTCCTCATCCGTTGGGATGCCGTTGTTAAAGGAAATCATAAAGCTCGGCACGAACTGATTCTTAATATTGTTTAAGTCAAAGTTTGCCAACTCATAGTCTGCCTCTATCAATGGAACGGCAGGGAGATAACTTGGCAATGGATATACCTCTTTACTGTTGCTGCAATCAACGGCAAGTATCTGTTTACCTCCTCTATTGTTTACATCAAATGCAGGGATTACCTCGTAATCCTCATTATTCTCCGGCTTTCTTTGCGACCAATCCTGTGTGTAATAAAAATAACTTTTATCCTCATTGGTTCTAAGGTATCTAAAATCCATGTAGTTTACCTCCGCAATGCTTTCACTATCCTTGCTCCAAATGATTTCCAAGTAGTAACCGCCATACAATACATCGTCAAAGTTTGTAAGGTAGTTTAACCTGTTCAATGTCTCATCCGGATTCGGAGCAGCAATAAATGCTTTGGCTTGGGCAATGGCTTGGTTTGTTACGTTGGCATTCTGTTCTACCTTCCATCCTCGCCCGGTCAAAAACTCAACCTTGCCATCAACCAATGCTCGATGCTTAGAGCTACGATTATACAAATCCAACAGATACTGCGGATAGTTATTCCTGTATTGTTTCTCTGTTCCAAAGCAAACGTAATCTTTGTTTTTCTCCTCCTTAATTTCGGGAGGCTTAGACATTGAGAAGTCCAATGCAATTACGTTGTATTTATTCTTTAAGTTATCCATTTTGTGGAGTTGGATTATTTAGTGTTATTACCTCGCCTACTGTTGTGCTGACCTCTGCCAATGCAAAAAGCTCTACCCTCATTTGAGTTGTCGAATCAGCATCGGGATTCCATTGACATATTCTTGAGGCCGGTGGTGTTTTATCTTCTTTCGCATCCTCAAGCAATTCATAAAAGATAACCTCCGCATTGGTCTTGTCTGTTTCAAAATTGCTGCCTATCAAAGTGATTTTGAAATAGTCCAAATTTCTGTCCTGCGGATTCTTTATGCCTGTATTTTCTTTGTAATAAATTTCCATTTTACATAGTTCTTAAAATGCAAGTGATTAACGTACTTGAGCTTGTTATTAGGTTATTTCCATCAACCTCTCCATTCGTGTTCCTTTGGAAAAATCGTGTCGTTGTTCTCATCGAGCAAGAAGATACAAGAGTAGTGAATAAAGTCAATCGGAAAAAAGCATTGTTAAAATAAGTGCTTGATGAGTTGTAGGGTATGCTATTTATCTCATGGATTGCTGCTATGCGATAATCTGAATAACCATAAATAGACAACCCTGCTGCAAAGTTCAAATTGTTGATGTAGTTGGAACTTGAGTAAAATCCATTTGTTGCCGAGAATATGTCATGATTAATCCACTCCAACCCTGTCAAATGGTCTTGCGTCAACCAACGTCTATCATTCAAGTCTCCTGCAACTGCATTCGCCCAATCTTGATTTCCATTGCCATCTGTAAACCGATTTTTATTGCCATGAATATTGTCTAAGGTCAAAGTCTCGGAGTTTAAATCTGTCGCATCCAATGTCTGCATTGTTCCGCTACTTTGAGCATATCCTGTCGTATAAGTTCCATTTTGATACTGCCAACCATCGTCATAAGTTGCATAACTTGAGGATAGTCCAAATCTCGGAGTTGGTCTTGCGTAAATTGTTCCACTTACGGCAGGAGTACAAACCACATCCGTATTGGCAGGAACATTTGAAACGCTGCCATCAGAATCAGTAAAGCTAATATCCGGAGCAGTATAGGTAACACCGGGAGCAATAACCTGCGTAAAACTTGCATCACTATTCTGATACGTTGCATCTGTTGATGGAGGAGCAGGAGATATGCCCTCTGAATTGAACACATCCCAAGCATGGAAATCTTGTGTTGGATTTTGATAGTAACTAAACGCAGTTGATTGCCTATCTCCGTCAATCAATACTCTTGCCTTTCCTGTTTCCAGCAATACAGTACCCGGAGCATTGGGAGCAAGATTGGTTGCGCTTGTTTGCTCGTAAATGTTGTACGTAAAGAAGCCAACAGGCTCAAGTAATATCTGCGCTAATAATCCATCGGGAGATGTTTGCTCTGTAATAGTAAACTCGTTATACCTTGCAGGGTATGAGCTTGTATCGGGAGCAATGCAGGTCGTACTGATTAGAGATGTATCACTAATAAACTCTATCAAGTAAACAGGATTAGACAAAGTTGATAACTCTGCCAATGATACCCGGATTGTGTTTGCGCTATTCTTCGTCAGTACGAGCATCCTCTACCTTATCTGCTTTTTTCTTTTTGGTTGCTTTCTCAAATACGTCGAATCCGTATGCTTTGGCTATCTTCTTAAACTTGGCAGTATCCTCAATTAAGAACCTCATTCCCTTGTGTTGGATATGGCTGCCAATCAATTCCTTTTTAATCTTCATACTCTATAATATAAAAGTTTGCAAATGTGTCAAAATAAAAAAGGGATTGCATAAAGCAACCCCCTCTTATCTTGTATGAATGAATGTATTATACTGCTATTGTAAGCCCTGCGATAACGGCTGCATCGACTTCATATACATCATGCGTCTGCTTAGCCATTAGGTTAATGGAGTATCCGTTAAGGTCTCCATACGCAGTTCCGGTTGAACTGTTATTTGTTCCACCTGTTTTGTGAGCTCCTCTTTCGTCACCCAATAGAAAGAATTTACCCTCTACTGTTTTAATAATGGCAACGATTCTCTGAATCGCCAATAGGTTTAATTCATTGCATTTAGATGCCTCCATTTTGGTTATCGTGAAAGATAAATTGGCATCATAAAAAAGTGAGTTATTCTGAACTGATTTAGTCTCTGTTGTTTCCAACAATCCAACCTCCTCATTCAACTCGTATCTGTACCACGTTGAAGGCGCACCACTTGTAGTGATTGCAGTTACTTCACAAGCTGTAACTGTTACGGATGTTAACTCCTCAAATGCGAGTAAGTAAACCTCCTCAATCCCTCCGGCAGGTGCTTCACAATTATAACGTGTTACTCCCGATGTTAAAGCACAAGGCATATCTTTTTAGGTTTTAAGCATTGGGAGAGTTTATACACCCTCCCTTTGCAGTTTATAAATCAGTTAATTAGACAAGAGTAAACTCTACCAACTCAGCAGGGTATGCAACTTGTGTGCCGCGCTTAAATGAAATGCTTGACTTAACATTTCTATCATCTTGGCTATACCACATTTCCATCTCGTCATCTCCCATTGCATCCATTCCGATATAGAAGTTAGATGCTCTACCTGCGAAGATTCTGTTTGTTCCTGTCAATCCGTTTACGGCAACAATCTTCAACCCTGTACCCGGTAACATTAGCTCTCCATTTTGAGTTGCCTCATCGGTTGCATAGTGGAAGAAATTAGAATCAGTAATGTTGATTACCAAGTTTCTAAAAGAATCCCATCCCATAAAGCAACATAGGTCATCTGCCTGTAGAATGCTTGTAGGAATTACAGAGTAAATACCTTGTACAATGTCAAGAGCATTAGCGGATGTGATACCTGTTGCAACAGTTACACCATCAACGTTACCATCAACAGATGCAGCAGCAGCGTCGATAACTGTAATAAATCCATCGTAGAATCCTAAGTTGCCTGCACCAACTCCATCCTCTCCTTGCCAATCAGCAAGTTCCAAAGAATCCTGTAATCTCTGCATTTTAATATCCATATAAGCAGCAGGAATGTCGCTCTCGTCATAGTTGCTCCCGGCTCTCAATAAAATCTGCGTCCATTTTGCCTCAAGGTCTTTAGGGCATAATGCCTCTTGTATCTTGATTGCCTCAACTGCTAAATTCCTTTGGGAAAATGTAGTTGTGCCGGATGAATCAAATGAGCAGTTATCGTCTTGGAAAACCACCGTTGAGTCGAATAATTGTAGTGCTGCACTACTCTTGATGCCTACCTGTATATTAACAAGCGAGGCGGTTTTACCTGCACTTACCGCAGGTAATAGTAAGTCCGTTGAAGTTTGGTCAACGTAATCTACTAAAGCTGATACATCAAATGCCATCTTTTTACTTTTTTAGTTTTTTAATTATGTTTAATTTATCTTGAAAGGATGGCTCTGTTCTTTTGAACGCATCCGATTTTCTTTTAATTGTTGGAGCTGCGCTTGGTTCTTTGCTCAACTCCTCCAATGTTTTAACGACTTGAGATTTAAACTCCTCATTTGACTTCAATGCCTCTGCAAGTTTCTCCTCAAGCTCTGCAAATTTTCTCTCTACTTCTGTCCGCTCGATTACGGTTTTAGGAGTTGGCTCTTGAGCAACTACCTCATCACTCATTTCCTCTTCCTCAATTTCCTCTGCTGCCTCTTCCTCTGCAACTTCCTCCTCTGATGGGATTATTTCAGTTATCACACCGCCAACAGTTACAATCTTTTCTCCACTTGCTAACTCATGCTCTGCATCGGGAGCAGGCACAATGCCATCCTCTGTTACAACGGCAACACTTGCACCAAGCTCAATGTCCGGCTCAATGTTTACAATAGTACCATCAGCAAGTTGCGCATCAACAAAATTCTCCTTTTCAGTTTCGGTTGTTTCGGTAGTTTCCTCTGTTGATGTTTCGGTTGTTTCCTCTGTTGCCTCTGCCGTTGGCTCTGCAACCTCCTCAACCACTTCATTAAATGCCAACTTACGCAGGGCATCAATGTTGTTTTTTAAGTTCTCTCGTATGTTCATTTTTTGAGATTGTTTAGTTTATAATGTAAGTAAATTATTATGTGTCAAATTTTATCCGTTGATTGCGTCAATAGCTGCATCAATTATCTGCTCGTCTGTTGGTATTGCCT